TCCGGAGATTGGAAAGAAAAATGGATACTCGGAGGAGCGGATCGCCGCGTACATGGAGGTCTTGAGGAGACATTATGATCATCATAGGCGTTGATGTCGGTTTACACGGCGCAGCCGTGGCCATCGATGAGAAGTACCAAGTGATCGAGTGGATGGATACTCCACTCATCGGGAAGAAATTTTACAACATTACGGCCGTGCGGAATTTTTTGGAAGTTTTCGCCATAAATCGCGATGAGCCTCTCATCTACGTCTGGATCGAGGCCGCGAGTGTGCGACCTGCTCAGTCAGCGCAGAGCGGGCTCTCTACTGGGCTGGGGTACGGGATATGGCAGGGGCTCTGTGCGGGACTAGGCCTGCGGTATACCGCAGTCCGCCCTCAGGAGTGGATGAGGATCATGTTGAAGGGCATGCCAAAAAGCGAGGGGAAGGCTCGTGCAACTTTACAGGCATCTAGGATGTTCCCCTCCGGACTGCCTCTAACCGGACCACGGGGAGGCAAAAAGGACGGTCGCGCCGATGCGGCATTGATTGCAGCCTATGGGTTGCGGAAGATTCGAGGGGAAAATGGATAAGAAAAAATTAATAACGCTTCGAATCCCGGAGCCATACAAAAAACAAACGGGAGTCCGCGCTCCCATCGACTGGATCAATGCTATCGATGCTTGGGCTAGAGAGCATATGATATCCAGAAATGACGCAATTTTGTTCCTGGTGCTCGAAGGGATTAGGCGCCAGAAAAGTCTGAAATAGTTCCTTGATTTCCTTACAGTATTTACAATAGTTTTACAATTGCACATATTCTGTTGACGTTTTTGATATTTTCATCTATATGGAAATATCATGACGTTGCAAATGAGAAGTAATACAAAAAAACATCTCCTGACTCTCCCGGCAGAACTTTCCAAGAGGGTCAGAAAATTTCACCGAAAGTTCAAGAGCGAGCAAATCGAGGCCTACGGCGCTGATGCCGGAATCAATGACACACTCCGCGCGCTGATTGCCCGCGGGCTAATGGCTGTCGAGATTGATGAGGCTGCAGAGATAGAGGCGGCGAGGTCTGCAGACGATGGGTAATGACCTCTCGATAAACACCACGGCCGAAAGAGCTGTAATTGCATGTGTGTTGCGCTGGCCGGAAGTGATCGAGGGTTCCGATCTCCTTGTCTCTGATTTTTTTCACCTCGATCATATTTCGATATGGCAGGCTTTTATCGACCTTCAGACACAAGGTGACCCGATTGATCCAGTGACACTGGAAAAATGTGGAATCCCTATATCCACGAGCTTAAAATTTGTGGATCATGCGGGGTCCCGGGAGCTGTTTGGCCATTATTCGCTTCAAGTCCGCGATGCAGCGATGCGCCGACGGATTGCAAAGTGCTCAGGCGAGCTTATCGAATTGACGAAAGAGCATGACGATGTCGGGGCAGTCATTCATCGCGGATTGAGCGATTTGCAGGACTGCCTAGCTGGATCTCTGACGGCCTTTGAGCACATTGCTGTTCCAGCTGATGACTGGTATCAGGATGTACAGACAAGGCGTGAGAATCCTGGGACAAAGCCGAGTCTCGGGATTCCTACTGGGCTGACGCGATTGAATGAGTATTTGGTTGGCGGTCCTGCTCGTGGGCACTTGACGGTAGTTGGTGGTGACTCGAGCATGGGGAAAAGTGCCCTCCTGAATAGCGTAATGATCGGTCCAGCTGCTAGACAGGGATTCAGATGCGGAGTGTGCTCATTTGAGGATTCTGCCAGGTCTGTAACTGTGCGGCACTTATCCGGTGAGACCGGAATTCCAAATCGACAATTACAGCGAGAGCAGATTTCTTGCTACGACGAGCTTGATATGGTCAGGAGTGGATTGACAAGGATAGTCAACCTCCCGATTTGGATTATGGATACTGTTCCTGGGTCAATTGATGAGCTCTGCGGCATATTGCGGAGGTTTGTTGCGGATAATCCCATCGATATCCTCGGAATCGACTATTTACAGTTCATTTCAGCCGGAATCCCGGGGTTATCCGATACTGAGCAAAGCAAATATGTGGTGACCAAGCTCGGGAAATTGGCTCGCGAGTTGACGAACACTGCGGTAGTCCTTTTAGCGCAGTATAGAAAATTACAGGAACATGGTGCGATGCCGACAGACTCAGATTTGCTTGGGGCTGGCGCGATCAGGCACTTTGCTCATGCAATTTTACACATATGGTGTCCTCAAAAAGCCATTCGCTCGGGTTGCAAGTCGCTGCTTGTGTCAAAAAATAAGCAAGGCCCCACTGGCCATCTTGTAATGGGTTGGTCGCCGCAAACAGTGACATTCTCCGACCCAGATCCAGATCTTGAGGAGAAATATCGCAATCTGATTGGGATTAGGAGACGTGGAAATAGCGAAAAGACACCACCGAAGAAAATTCAGGCTGAAATGTAATGGAGAAGTGAATGACAGAAATAGTGAAAAAAAGCTTTTACGATAAAATCGAAAATCCACTTGAGGCCATTGAGCAACTCGGGACGGCTATGGCCAAGAGTGGACTGCTCGGGATTCAGACCAAAGAACAAGGGATGGTTATTGCTCTCACATGTATACAAGAGGGGATAACACCCCTAGATTTCGCCAGGACCTACCACATAGTGGAGGGTCGTCCGACAATGCGAGCAGATGCCATGCAGGCTCGGTTCATGTCGTCTGGGTGGCAGATCCAATGGCTGGTTTCCACTGACACCGAAGCTCAATTGGCTGTGCGCCATGAAAAACGCCACCCAGAGTGGTACGCGATGCAACTAATCACCATCGAAAAGATGGATTCTAGGGGGATAACGCAAGGAACTAAAGGAAGAAAACGGAATTGGCAGAGGTTTCCAGCGCAAATGCTTAGAGCGCGAGCGATATCGGAGGCTGTGCGCATGTGGCATCCACAAATAGTGGCCGGTATTTACACACCAGAGGAAGCTGGAGATTTTGAGCCAGTTTCCGTTGAGGCTGAAATCGACAATGCCCCACCATCTCTTCCTGCCCTTGAGCCTCCTAGCGATATATACACAGCTGTGTGTAATTCTATAGGTTATTGGGAATCCAGGTACGGAATAACTAAAGACCAGCTCGAGTGCGCCCTAGACAGCCCATCGGCAGCATGGGGCGATGAAGCCGTTGAGCAGCTGAGGACATGGGCTCGCGAGGCCAACTCCGCGCAAGACCCTGTGCGTGAAGCGGCAAGACTAATAGGAGTTTGTAAAAATGAAGCGTAAAAAAATACAAAGATTTGATGACGAGAGGCCGTTATTTGCCTCTATTCCACCACGTGCGATGGTGGAGATAGCGGAGGTATTGCTCCATGGTGCAAAACTCTACGGGGACTATAGCTGGTGTGCTGGTACTGGCTGGTCGAATCTGCTGAATGCCGCGATTGGGCACCTTCTCGCGTGGAATAGCGGAGAAAGCACAGACGCAGATAGTGGTAAGAGTCATCTTGCACATGCCGCGTCAAATTTGCTTTTTCTTTTAGAGTATGAACTCAGGGGGATCGGGTGCGATGACAGGATTGGCAAAGTGTTGAAGGACGGTTCTCGTTGAATTTTTCTTCTATAATTGTAGACGGTACAGCTATTTCGTATAGAGATTATTGTGCCACAGAGGATTGCCTCCCATCGATGATCTCGCGGACTCTGCGATGGACTCAAATATATCAGCCAAAAATGACCTACATCGCCTGGGATGGCCCGCGAAGTCGAGATGTCCGGAATAGCATTTACCCTAAATATAAGGGAAATCGGAAGAAGAAGCCCAAAGAATACTTTGAACAAGTCGCCGAAGTAAAAGAGATTTTTCAGATATTTGGATTCCATCAATTCGAAGGGCCCGGAGAGGGCGATGATGTAATAGCTACCCTGTGTCGACAGCGCAGTGGCCGCAAACTTATCGTCACCGTGGACAAAGATCTCGTGCAATTAATCGGGCCGGAAGTGTGCCTATTAAGAGTGCTGGAAGAGGAGACCTTCCTTGATGTCATGAATTGCAGAGATTTATTCGGATGGAATCCGGAGGAGTGGTTGGATTACCAGACGATTGTCGGAGACTCTGGTGACGGGATTCCAGGCATTGTTGGGGTAGGGGATAAAGGTGCTCGTGCAATTTTACAGGCCTGTCCTGATTTTCTGTACATACTGCAAAAATCTAACTCCGCAACTGCATTCGAGGAGCTCCAAAAAGCGTTAAATGGATCGGATAAAACAGAATTTACTCTCAACGCAGCTCGCCTCATCTTAGAGCAACTCGATCGCTTGGATGAAACTAGACGTTTGGTGGAATTGAAAGATATCCCACTGAAAGTTTGTTCAGGCAGTAAAGATTTACACAAAGCCATTGACTGGCTTGCCGATCGAAGATTGGAGCATCTCATGTGGAGGGCGATGGATGTCTTGAAGTAAGTTTGGCATAGTGTCATATTGACACGGTGTAATTTTATGCTAACTTGTCAACATGTCAAATCGTCCTGCGACTCCCTGCGCAGCTACAAAAATTGATGGGTCTCCCTGCAATGCATACGCGATGTATGACAGTATCTACTGCAGACATCACGATCCAAACCACCAGGAAAGTGTCAAAAAGGCACGGCTAAAAGGTGGTCTAAACAATCGGCTCTCCTCTCCGGAGGCAGCCCCTGCATCTGGGTTAACTCAAGAAGAACTTGAGAGTCTTGGGAATCTCCCGGAGAATCCAAAAGAGCTGCGTGAATTCTTGGCGAAGGTCACGGCTTACACTATCGCCAATAAAATTACATCCCGACAGGCTGGTGAGGTGCGGCAGATGGTCAAGCTGATGGTTACCCTTCCCAAGCCGGATCCCGAGGAGAATCCAGCAGACAAGTTGACCGATAAGCAACTAGCTGAGGAACTTAGGAAGCAACTCCGAACTCTTGAATCGAAGATCGAGGCGGAGGCCTCATGAAAATTATGATGAGGACGTTCGTGGAGCGTGTCGACTTACCACTGGTCATTGATGCATGGAGGGCTACAGCAAAGCGAGCTCATGGAATACTGAAGGGATTTTCAAAATCCCAGATGAAATACCATGTTGAGACAGTGATCAAACCGATCGTGTCTCGGGCAAAGCCTTTGATGGCAGTGGAGCCAGATCACCCGGAACAAATCTTTGGTTTTATTTGTGGAGAATTCCAGGGGGAGACCCCTGTTTTACATATGCTGTATGTGCGTAAGATGTGGAGGACATATGGAATCGGTACGGCACTGATGAGGGCGACCTTCACCTGTCTTGGCCGAAAGACTATTTACACTACGCATCCAATGCCAGCATTGCCGTTTTTTCGGGAAAAATGGCAATTGAAGTCAAACCCATATTTGGTGATAAATGGTAAAAAAGCGAAAAGAACTTCCGACGATAATCAATGGGATTCTTTTGAAGAACAAGGACATGGATCAACATCCATACATCGATGGCCGGACGTGGGATCGGACAATCCGCCCTCATGTCCTTGATGGATGCGTCGGAGGATTTCTGGTGGAATTCGCCATTGGGCGGAAGGTATTTTATCCAGCTTTAAATGTGATAAGGGTGGATTTGCCAGAGGATTATAGTGGTTAAGGTTGTCATCTGTGTAATTATCCTTCCCTGGTGTAGCATGGATTCACAGACGCTTTTAGTCTCCGCTAAATCCAGGACAGGGATCCGCGACACCCTATTCCGGGAACAGCGGCTTGCGGCTGATGATCCAAGCCCGCGAAAGCTCATTTGGACAACTGGTCGAGCCGGCAAAAGCACTATGGTGCTTACTGATTTTGTGTCTGACGGCCTAGAGCGGGAATTTTCCACATATTTTTTCTTCTGTTTGATCGAAAAACAAGTGGAAGAAATAGCCTGGAAGATTTTAGCAAAAATAAATAGGAATTATGCTCTCGGATGCCGAATGCAAGAGCATAAGTTGAAAGTGACTCTCCCTACGGGTAGTCAGATTCAACTCTTTGGGTCTGATAATCTTGCAGCGTTGGATCGGTTTTTGGGGATTAAATTGAGAAAAGTTGCATTTGATGAGGCAGCATTTTACACCACTCTTAATCTTGAGGAAATGGTTGAGGATACAATCGGCCCTCGACTAGTGGACGAACGGGGCCAACTCTATTTGATGTCCACTCCTCCACGGCATCCCCACGGGCTTTTTTATGAGATCATCAAGGGCTTTGGTCCTCGGAAAAATATGTCAGGAGTAGAATCTCCGTCTTATCCGGGGTGGAGCTGCCATTCGTGGACCACGCTCGACAATCCTTCCATGCGCAGCCAATGGAAGCAGGATATCGCGAGGAAAAGAAAGAATGACCCTGAACTCGAAACGCGAGTTTGGTTTCGTCGGACGTATCTAGGTGAAAATGTTCATGATACCGGAAAGCTGGTTTACGAATATGATCCTGTGAGGAATCTCTGGCGAGATGATTGGGAACACAAACCAGGTGATCGATTTGTGCTTGGACTCGATTTAGGGTGGGATGATGCGACAGCATTTTCATTTAATACCTGGCGACCTACATCGAAAATTCCGCTCCTTCTGGAACTAGACGCCTACAAGGAATCCCACATGCGCATGGACGCAATTGCGTCCCACATCACGAAATACCGAGATTATGTTGACACTGTACATGGTGAGAGCCTTGATATTGTATGTGACTATGCGCACAAGCAGTACTTCGAGGAGCTTGCTCGTCGATACGACATACCGCTTCTCCAGAGTGAGAAGCCGAAAAAGTACGACTGGATAAAAACTTTGAACAGTGACTATAATCTAGGATATGTCCAGCTGTTGGAGAGTTCCACGGAGTGTCATAGGGAGGAAATGAGCTCGCTTCCATGGAAAATCGCAAAGCAAACAGGAAAAAGAGTAGAGTACCCAAACAAACCTAATGATTCATGCGATGCGCATCTTGCCGCATACCGACATGCATACCATTACATACATGAAGAGGAAGAGCCGAAGATCGACTTACATAGCGAGGAGTGGTACAGGAGAGAAGAGGAACGGATGGTAATGGCTGCGCAAATGGAGGATGAATCCGGAGAGGAAAGGCCTTGGTATGATCCATAAGGAGCAGCAGCATTTCTGGAAAAGTAAAACTCCGGAGGAAAGCGTCTTCAATTCGCTTTCGCGGTTGGAGGAGGAGATCAACCGGCGCGAGAGTTACTGGAAAAGATACCTCGGAGTCTACTTAAATCATGTTGTTACAGGGTTACACCCTGGTGATCGGGCAACTTCTAGGCAGGCATTCAAGAACCGGAAGAAAACTGAGCGTCGACTGGCACTCAATCCGATCAAAAATTGCATCAAAACCCTCGGAGCGCGGATTGCAACCCAGCGCCCGATGGTAAAAATCCAGACGTCTACTTCAGGCCCGAATGCCTGGAGTCAAAAAGTGAAGGCCCGAGGGTTGGAAAAGTTCATTCTGGGCGAATGGGAGCGGGCTAAATTTTACCAGAAAAGTGTAAAAATCTTCCACTATGCTGCTGCCGTTGGGATAGGTGCAATGCACATCTACCCTGGGTACAAGCATGTCGAATTCGAACCCGTGCCACCTTGGGAATTGGTCGTTGATGAACAGGCTGCGCTTAATGGTGAGACTCGTCAGCTAATACGGGTAAAATACATCCCTGCTGAACGACTGATGGCGCGATTTTGCCATGAATCACTACCGCAGCGCTGGCGAGCGGACAATGAGCGCGCGATCAACAAGGCTGTGAAAGATAATGCCGTCGTGCGGGAGGGAAAGAAGATCATCACAGACCTGGTGAAAGTCGCAGAGGCTTGGCATCTTCCATCTGGGTGGGGGGCTGATGATGGATACCATGCAGTCTGTATAGAGGGGCGCACACTGACTCCGCCGAAGTGGAGACAATGGGAGATTGAATCCTTCCCCTTCGCGATGTTTCGCTGGCAAGATCCACTGATTGGGTGGTACCCGCAAGGCCTTGTGGAGGAGATGGAGCCCATTCAAGGGCAGGAAAACAAACTGCTTGGTCGAATCCAGGATTCAATGCACCTGCATTCGGTTACGAACACCTACTATGAAGAGGGCTCCATTAAAAAGGAGCACATGAAAAATACTTCTGGGAATCTAATCCCTGTCAGGAAAGGGTCATCGCTTCCAAAGACTGGTATGCCGACTTCGATTTCCTCTGAGGTGTTTCGTTTTGTTTTCGATTTGGACCAACGAGTATATCGAGATTCCGGAGTTTCTGAGTTGTCTGCCCAAAGTATCAAGCCACCTGGGATTGATTCAGGCAGAGGGCTGATGGTGCTGAAAGATACGGAATCCGGCCGGCACGCTCAGACCAATATTGA